AAAACAACAAAGATTTCTGTATCAGATTTACCCTGAACAAAAGAGAACAACAGAAATTAATATCATAATTATAGTTTTATTAAAGCTTAGATAACCCGCTGCAGGGATCATGCTTATAATAAAATTTGGTTTTATATATTTATATTTATTGGGTTTTAATTATTTTTTTGATTTTATATTTGTTTACACTTCACTATACTAACATCTACTACAAACGAAACTAGCACGAAGAAATTACATGATAGCCATGATAATTCCACTAAACCACACAGTATACTACTTTTTGTTTTCGTTAAATTATTTCTTGTTTTATTTTACTTTGTTAAACATGACATTTGTTAATTTTGGATTTATGACCACAAAATTTACTACATACATTTATATATAACTGAAGAAGTTATATCTACTAGTTACAATATTAAAACTACATTACTTTTAGGATTTAACACAAACATCTATAGTATTATGACTTCTATACAAAATTTTGCATTTAAAACCGCCACAAACTACGATGCTTGATACCCTAACATACAAAAAAAGACATTTTATAGGTTTATATTTATATACTACACTAACACAATTGATAATTAAAACATTATATAGGATTTTACATTTGGTTATTCTTACAAGCCAATTTTTATCTTATAGGTTATTCAAGCAAACCAGTTAAAAACTTTTACTAGTGGTATTTTCTTGTTGATCACTTTTTTTGCTTCGCGCCGATACAATAAAGCTAGTGCAATAGTCTTCCCAGCACCAATGATCATCACTGCTGTAGAACTTTCAGCTAACTTCCCAACAAGTGTTTCTATCATAGATCGTGGGTCCATTTTCCACAGTAACGCTCTTATAGTGTCATGCATATTTGTTTGAGCAGAAATGATGCTATCATAGCCATAAGTTCCAAGACTAAAAAGTTTTTGTGAAATTTCACATATATACGGGTTTAAAGATTTTTTTAGTATTTTCGCTCTAACTACATTAGCAAACTTCCTATTTGACAATCTTGACAAATCAAATGCTAAGCTTTTTGGATTTCGTAATATAATCCCAGGATCCATCTCTTCTGGACTTCTATTGAATACATTTGCATACCAATTCATCAAATCGGGGAAACATCTTGATATCAAAAAACAATTTGTGGTTGCAGTTTCAAAGGTATCAAATGTTGTATTAGTTGACAATGACATCTGAGAATTCAAGGAGTATCCAGAAAGAGAAAATGGAAGAAAAGACCTCAACGCACAATCTCTAGTATCCAAGTCTGCGTAGCCAGACCATCTTTTTAAAGACAAGTAGTATTCTCCAACATATGCATCATAAGCTAAATTGTGATTTGTCCCTACCTTGATAGCACCTCTAGTTGTAGATGCATGAGAGATTAGTTCATCCATAAGATTAGCTATTGGGACATCTTGAGGAACACCAACTTTCAAAAATGATTTAACTCCTGGAGTGAGTCTTTGACCATCTAATGTGATTTCATTCAAGTACATAGAAAATACTCCAGAATAATAAGTTTTATCCCAAGAAACATCATGTCCAAATGCAGGATAACCTTGATCAATCAGTTTGACAATTTTCTCAACACGTTCATTGAAATCTTCCCTCGGCACACACACTTCCATTAGACCATCATCGATCAAACACATAAAGTTAGCTGGTTCTTCTATTATTCCTGCTGACCTCATCTTATAAACTAAATACGCCATAATATCTATGTGTCCATCTGTGTTTAATTTACCATTAAAACCTTCGATATCAACACCAATATTGCCCCATGAATCTGTGTGTCCTAACTTATCAGCATACATAATTCGTTCGTCAAATATTTGCATGATGTTCACTAATTCTGGCTTACCAAAAGCAATTGCCCACTTTTCTAACATCATCTTTTTAAAGTCAGGTGCCATCTGAGAAGACCATGCTGCCATGTCGAATGAGATCATTAGTTTCCTTGTATTAGGTTCATAACGGACATATAGCTCATGCATCTTACGGAATAGTTCGACATCATCCATCCCAACACTAGAACCAGGTTTATTCTTGACAAAATCTGCTAAATTTGATTCAAATGCTGATAGCGCACGTCTGTCAGGGTCATTACACATTCCAAACAATCTTGAGCCAGGTTTCTTAGATTCAGGTTTCCATGCAACTTTGATTTTTCTGCTATTTCTCGCAGTCTTATTATAAAATTCAGCTTCAACAACATGTTGTTCTTGGAATTCCCTTGAGAACAAATATCTATACACTTGGTTCTTTTCAGATGGTTCATTTTCTCTTGTGGGTGATCTAGTAGTCGGTGCAGTTGTTTTATCTTTAACAAGTTCATGCTCCATAGTGTCAAAATCATGCCAAGAAAAAGAACCAGTTAGGTCTATGTGTTCCATATCTTCTACCCTAACATCAGACATGTCAACTTCTGGGTAATCTAACAAGTGAGCAGGAGTTGTTGCCAAATTGAGTAACCTACCAGGTAATCTTTTATATCTACTATGGTAAGTGAGTAGTAGTTGCCTCATCTGGTAGTTATGGAATTCTTCTTTACTAAACATGATTTCTTCGCCATCATCAAAAACTATAGTTTTGTCTAAATCCATGGTTCTATGGTTTTTATTCTTCCTAGCCATAGTAGGTAATCCTGACCAGTGACAGAAATCTGGGCATGGTAGTAACTTATATGTTTTTAGTAATTCAATTGTTTCCACTACACCTATGTCTTCTGTAGTCATATCTGCGATCAACTTGTCTAAAGAAAAGAACTTATCAAGTTTTTCTTTGTGAAATTTGTCGACTTGTTCAACCATTGAACGGTCAGAAATGTCAGATGCTAATTCTGCGTATTCGTAAAATAACGCTACATCAAAGGCCCTACAAATTGAATTACAATCGTCCCATGAAGATTTGTCCATAGCATCAGTCATAAACTTCAGATACTTTTCATATTTCTTAACCATCAGATAAGAAAATTTTGCATCCTCAGCATCATATAACAAAAAATAGGTGTAAATTTTTGAATGTGATGTTAGCATCTGAAGCAACCTTTCATGCTCTTTCCAGTACAAACATGAAACCTCTTGCGTACGATTGTTAATTACAAAATAGCCTCTAGAAAATTTGATAATACTAATACCAATTTGGTTACCTCCAACACCAATAGGCAGCATTGGCAGGGCTCTATCCATATCTCTTCTACTTTGACTCATATCTGCCTTACTTACTTGGTCCGGGTATTTCTTCCTGTCTAGTAATTTCTTGTTGTACACTCTATTTTTAACAATAAACTTCTTATTTACCTTTTTCATACTTTCAGTCTTATCCCATACCCATACATGTCTTGCAACTTCCACAGCATTCTTTAAAGACGCCCACTTACTGGTCTTCCTTTCACGGTAGGTTGCACCAATTTGATCGAAGGCTGCTTGATTACACCTAGACGGGGCTGCAGAAAGTTTCCAGACATCTGCGTGGTAGGCTTTGTACTCTTTAAAGTTAAACTCTTCACGGAAGTCTTCGGCATTTTCAAGGTAGCATGTGAAGGCACTATAGACAGCTTTGAGCCCATAGTTGATGTCAGTCTTGGTATCGTGGACATAGGTAAAGAGTTTATCTTCGGCTTTGTATCCTCTATTGGCTGCATAATTCTTGACTTTCTGGAAGAGGGCTGGATCTTTAGTTGCGGCGTCGAAGAACTTAACTGGGACAACTTCATCAAGGGTGCCATCTCTGCTTCTCTCATCCGTTCCTTTCCAGAGAGCCCCTGAGTCGTCAACGGTGAATCCAGATTCGTCTCGGAATTTACTAATGTCGAGATCTCTAGCACGGGCTCCATAAAGTTGACAGCTAAGGATGGCTGGTTCGATTCGATAACATGGTGATCCCCAGACAGACATTGGCCCATAATGTATTTATTAAATCTTGAAGAATTATTAAATTATGTGTGTGTTAGTTTAAATGTATGTTAATCTTAAACTTACTATCTTTATTAAAACAAAATCCTATATAATATTTAAATTAAATTCGTGTATTGGTATAATTGTATATCTACTAACTAATTCAAAACTCAACTATGCAGTAAAACTAAATGACAATCAACAATAAAACAATGTTGTTCTATTTTTTGTGAGAGACTGCT